GGGAATTTTCCCAAAATTCCGACGGCCAGATTAACGATGTTTCAGTAGCCGTTGGGAACCTTGACTCAGAGCGCATGATCCAAAACTTAATTGAGAATTATGAAGTCATTAACCATACTGTCACCATCCGTCAATTTTTCAAGGATACATCAAACGCCATTATTGACGATCCGATTACGCGCACCTTCACGGTGGCTGGGGCTAAAGCAACGATGGGGGTAGTTACATTTTCCCTATCTATCGGGCTGGATATATTTAGACAGACCGTTCCAAACAGGGTAATTATAGCCCAATTTTGCCGGTGGAAACAATTTAAGGACACGAATTGTAAATATGCCGGGAGCGATACGACCTGTGGGAGAGCGTGGCGAGATTGTCTACTGAAGGGGAACACGCTCAACTTTGGTGGATTTCCGGCCATCATCAACGCACGCCTATATTTCTAATGGAGGGGGCTATGTTGGAAAGATACTTATCCATTCCATTCCTTCTGCATGGGCGCACGTTCGATGGATGCGATTGCTATGGGATGCTGATGCTGTACTTTCAAAATGAATTAGGGATCACCATTAAAGACTTCATCGGCAAGTCCACAGTAGGTTCCAGTGCCGACCTCACCAATAACACCCTCTGTCTTGATAATTCAGATGACGAATGGCTTCCAGTGGAACTGGATGACCTTCGACCCCACGATATTATCGGCCTTCGCAATCAATCCATTACATTGAACCATGCTGGCGTCGTTATTGATCCACGCTACTTCTTGCATACGTTGGAGGGCTCAGGCCCAGCGGCGTCGAAAATTTCCACTTGGCGGTCGCGCATTGTCGCGGCCTATCGGCATAGGGGGTTGGTTGAATGATAATCAAGCATATTCCGAACCTGTTTGAACCGGCCAAGCGGGATGAAAGGGAGGTTCCGTTTGAAGGTTTGACGCTCGCGGAAATTCTCTCCAAGAATTTTGGCATGGAGCATGAAGGCATGGTGGCCCTTGTTAATTCGGGCCAAACTCCGTGGGATTATATCCCCTGCGCCAATGATGAAGTGATTTTTGTCAAAGACGTTACCGGAAAGTTTGCTGGGTCCGTCATTGGGGCTATTATTGGGGTCGCCTTAATCGCTGTTGGGACATTCGTTCCCGGCGCACAATTCCTCGTTCCATATGGCGTTGCTTTCCTTGCGGGGGCTGTCGTGGGGGCCGCCGCATCACTTTTATTTAACCCAAAGACCCCAGATGGTGCGACTGGAGGATTCGCTAATTCTCAGACATATTCATGGGGCGGCATTTCCAATCTTATTGGCGAAGGCAACGCGGTCCCAGTAGTTTATGGCGAACATCGTATGGGGGGCGTTGTTGTAGAGGCATATATTGATGGCTTTAATGATGTAAATGGCGACCGCAAGGATTACATGAATGTCGTGTTGGCGCTTTCTGAAGGGGAAATACATTCTATTGATACAAATTCTATTCTCATCAATAATAAGCCGCTGGCTGATTACGATCCAGATTATACACTGGAAACGCGACTTGGCACAAATAATCAAACGCAAGTCAATGAGAATATCGCCAAGTATTACGCGCTAAATAATTCCGTTAAAATTGTCCACAGCACGCCATACGTCTATAGGACATTTGGCAAAAATTCCAAAACTATCGTCCACTTGACGCTTCCGTCGTTGTACGTTGTGTCAGGCTCAGGTATTGCGAATAATACCGTTGAACTTATTGTGTCCACTGCGCGAGGCGATGCCCCAACGGTATGGACGCAAATGCCTTATGCAACGCACCAAGTGTGGGTCATTGACTCTCCCGGTTATTGGAATTATGCCCCTGAATTTGGGGATGGGTACGTTGAATGGGTTGCAGAAGTTGGCCACTGGGCAACTCAAAATCTGCCATGTACTCATAGCATCACGAAAAGTTCCCGGTCTGAGGTTATTTTAGACATTGAAATACCGGGGTACGCTGGAGCAACAGAAACGCTCATTAAGATCGAGCGTTTAACCGCCGATATTCCAGACGGGAGTGTTTCTTCGTCAGGCGATTTGTATATCAAGGGTGCCACAGAATACGAACATGGTGTAGCCCCAGCCTATAATAGTACGGCTGTATTGGGCCTACGCCTTCTTGCGACGAATAAGATTTCAGGGGCTATGCCCTCAATTACCGCGAAAATGGTAGGGCGCAAGATTCTGGATGTTCGCGATCTCGTCGCTCTCCCAACGGTGGCTGGAGCGAAGAACCCCGCCAACATTCTATATGACTTTCTATTGAATCCGCTGTATGGGATGGGAAATGCCATGTCGGCGGCCAAGATTGACTTGGCGTCGTTTCAGGATTTCGCCGATTGGTGCGATGAAGTTGTCAATTATACTTCATCGGATAAAAATGGAAATACGACGCCTAAGACACAAAAGCGCTATGAGATGAATTTGGTGTTGGATTCTCAACACAAATTGGATGAACTTATACAGCAGATTTGTGGTGTTTGTCGAGCAACACCCTATTGGAGCGGGGATAAACTAAGGATTGTCGTTGATAGACCGCAGACAGTTTACAGTCAAATTTTCAATATGGCCAACATTGTTAAAGATTCATTTGAGGAAACATATATTGGCCTGAATCAAATTGCGAATCAGGTAGAAGTTCAATTCCTTGACGAAACTGACGAATATAAGCGACATACGATGGTCGCCATTGACACGGCAAGGGTGGGAGAGGATGTAATTTCCAAAACCGTGCAACTGTACGGCATTACTGATTCCGCACGGGCGAAGCGCGAAGTGACCTTTGCCATGAAGAAGGCGAAAGGAACACGCCGCCTGATAAAGTTTGCCACTACGATTCAGGCTCTTGTTACTGAAGTCGGCGATATGTTCCATTTCCAGCATGACGTTCCCCAATATGGGTTTGGTGGGAACATTATTGGCAAATCAGGCAACACGATTACATTTGACAAGAATGTGTATTTGACTAATGGGCAACAGCACGGGTGTCGTGTCCAAAAAGCCGACGGTACGCTTCTGTATTATACGACGGCGGCGTTTGGCGGGAGTAGTGGGGAGTATTCTTCGGTTACATTTTTGCAGGCGATTGACGGTGGCGTGACGCAGGATGACTTGTACTCTTTTGGTCCTATCACCAAGGAAACTAAGCCTTTTATTCTCAATTCTGCTATTCAGCAAGAAAATGGCATTATCGCTATCACCGCGTCAGAATACAATGAATCTGTTTTTAGCGATGATGAGAGCATTGATGTAACTGACACCAAGTATTCCTCCCTTGGGCTGGTCGAATCATATACTTTTGATGGGACACTCCCGCCCGGAACGGCCACACCCAGCGGCTTGACTCCAGAAGGCAGTGGACTCGGCACAGAAAGGGAAGTCCCCCCGTTTGTCACTGACGTTGCGCTATCTGAGCATTTTGCAATGGTGGGGGGAGCATACCTTCCGGTAATTCTGGTCAATTTTGCGGACGTTGTTATGTCGCGCAACAGTATTGCCAACATTTCCCGGTACGACATTCTATTCCGTGAATCAGACGCAACTGGATGGGCCACGGTTGGAAGCGTAGGGCCGGGGGTTTGCTCTTTTCAGATTAATAATGGTATTGAGGTTGGAAAGATTTATTTTGTTGTCGTAAAACCGTATACGAATTATGGTGTTACAAATAATATTGAAAATGATCCCAACTATAACAGGGCGTTTCAATTAAAAATATTTGGGACTATTAACAAGCCACTCCCCCCTACGGGACTTTTGCTTGATTACGCCAAGGAATTTGAAATTGGTATCAAGTGGACGCCTACGACAGATATAGACGTTAGTGCAATTCAAATATGGGCCAGTGCTACGAGCGTGTGGGACAATGCGACGTTGGTGGGAACGGTGCCGCCCGCCGCAACTCGATTTGCCCATACCGGACTCACGTTTGACACGAATTATTGGTATTGGATTCGGTCTGTAAATACAAATGTTGTATATCCGGGGTATAGCGATTTGGAAGGGCCGCTTGCAACTGCCACTACGGCAACGCCAGCGGGACTTTTAAACGCTCTTACGACTTCATTGACAGAAAGTGAATTATCGACTGAACTTCAGGCCAAAGTAAATGTAATCACCCCTGAAGACCTCACTGGAATACAGGAAGATTTGGAACTGCTCGCAGAATTACAGTTGCAGGACGGCGACCGCTACGATTCCGCTGAAATGCGGATTACCGAAGCGGAAGCGAAGATTGAACTGAAAGCCGAGCATATTACCGTTGCCGATCATGGTGCGCGTCTCTCCAAGGCCGAAGTTGACATTGACGGAGCGGAAGCGGCGATCCTGCTGAAAGCCAGTCAATCAGAACTTGATACGGTATCTGGGGTAGCGAGTGGTGCCGCGAGTGCGGCGGGTACGGCCCAAGCGGCGGCTGATGCGGCTCAGGCAGATGCCGATACCGCACAGGCCACCGCTAATGCGGCTCAAGTGACTGCAGATGCCGCACAAGCCGACGCTACGACCGCTCTGGGGAAGTTAGCCGACATCGCTTCTGACGCGAAGATTACGCCTATTGAAAAACTATCTGCAAAGTTGGAATGGGATACGATAGTTGCCGAAGGTACACCCACCACGGGAACGATCCCAGTACAGGCGACACTCTTCGGCGTTCCCGATACTGATTTCGATTCGATGTATTCTGCGCTTGACACCTACTTGAACACCACGTTGGCGATATTCACCGACATG